CAGGGTGATCTAATGTTCACCGATGATAAGACAACTAAAAAAATTGACGGTGTTGAATACATCACATTCCAACCGAACACTATCCTCTATGCAGTATCCTCTGATTCTAAAATCGGAGAGGACATCGACAGAGCAAAATTGGGTATTGTCTTTCACACTACGTACACTGGTGGCACGATAGAAGACCTCTCTGCATCCTTTGGTGTGAACCTAGCAAACCTAGGGGTCTCCAATGACGTTTGGGTAGACGATGCATCATACAAAGATGTTAGTGGTAACTCCACAATGACTGCAACAGAAACACTTAAACTTACACTCGCATTAAAGGAAGTCGGTAAATCATTTCATGGTATTTCGAAGAGAGACTTAGATAAGTTCCAAAAAATTCAAGAGATGATTACGAAGAAAGGTGCTGGTGCAACATACAAAACATACTGTAACACCCTTATAAGAGGTGGAAGTTACAAACCTACTGCAGATGGATACCTTGCACACTTTCAATCATACTGGAAGGACAAAGTAGTGGGTGGTGTTAAGACAGAGAAACACAAAGAGATCAAACGAGAAGTCGGTGAATCAATCTATAACGACATGAGAGGGATGAAAAAGTTCTTAATTAATCTTACAAAATTCATGGGAGGATTAGTGGAGTCAAAACAGATCATTATTATTGCATTGAATAGAGTCAAGAGTATTGGTACATTCAAACAAACTGCAACAGGATTCGAAGCAGTCAACCCCGAAGGATATGTTGCAATAGATTCAGGTGGTTCTGCAGTTAAACTTGTAGACCGTATGGAATTTGCACACAATAACTTTACTGCAATCAAAAATTGGGATAAATAAAATGAGAAGAGTTAAGCCAGATTATATTACCGTAAGAATAGACCAACTCAAAGAGGACATGGATAAGACATCCAAGGACTACGACAAGGCTTGGTATAACAGAATTATCCAAGAGTTGAGTTGGGCCCAAGAAATGTCCGCCAAACCGACAAAAAATTGTTACATGGAAACCTAATGAAATCCTTTAAACACTTTAATGAGTCGATTATGATACCCATAAATATAGGAGATGTCGTCCTTGGTGGAAAATTCAAGAATAAGAAAATTGTCGTCAAAGAGATCGGTAGAAACGAGAAGGGTGACATTACCATCAATGGAAGACCATTATTAAAATTTAGGATTATGCCGAATGAAAACGTTTAACAAATTTTTAACTGAAGCAACTGGTAAGGGTGCAGTGTTCTCCTTTGGAAGATTCAACCCACCCACCACTGGCCATGCAAAGTTGGTAAACAAACTACAGTCAGTCTCGGGTGGTTATACACCTCTAGTGTTCACTTCACACTCAAATGACAAGGTTAAGAACCCCCTATCACATGTAGACAAGATCAAGTTCCTTAGACAGTTCTTTGGTAAGATCATTGTTGATACCGCTGCAAGAACAGTATTTGACATTGCAGTGGAATTAGAACGACAGGGTTACAAAAAAATTAAGATGGTAGTAGGTTCGGACAGAGTTAGAGAGTTCGATATGTTGTTGAAGAAGTACAACGGAGTCAAAGCACGACACGGTTACTACAAGTTTGATCAGATCGAAATTGTATCTGCAGGGGAGAGAGACCCCGATGCAGATGACACTAGTGGTATGAGTGCATCCAAAATGAGACAGTATGCAGAGGACGGAGACTTTGATAACTTCAAAGACGGTGTTCCATCTACTAACAAAGCACAACAGAAACAACTGTACAATGCAGTAAGACGAGGTATGGGACTTACTGAAGGAACACTGCCGTTTTATATGCAGACCGATATACAGGAAGACGAATTACAAGAAGGGGTCTATGACCAAGGAATCTTCAAAGCATTATTCCTAATGGGTGGCCCAGGCTCAGGTAAAACAACAGTTGTTAAAGCACTATCACTACACACTATGGGTCTCAAAATGATTAATAGTGATCAACATTTCGAAAGAATGATGACCACTGCAAAGATGTCTATGAAGATGACTTCAGATGGTAGTGGTGAAGTCAATCCCGAAAGAGATGGGATGAGAGCAAAGGCAAAGAAAATAGCAGGAAAACAAATGGACTTGTACATTCCCAATAGATTGGGTCTAGTATTTGACACTACTAGTGCAAAAGCCAGTAAGATTAAAGACTATAAGGCACAATTAGATGCATTGGGATATGAATCCAAGATGGTATTCGTTAAAACAAGTCTAGAACTTGCACTAAAACTCAATGATTTAAGAGCTCGAACAGTTCCCCCTGAAGTAGTTAAGATGGAACACGATGCAGTAGAGACTAATGCAAAACTATTCAAGACCATGTTCAGAACAGGGTTTATAGAGATTGAAAATAACGATACCGCTGCATCACTAAAGAAGACTGCAGACAGTCACTTTGGTAGTATCTCTGCATGGGCAAAGAAATTTCCCACTAATGCCAGAGCTATTGCATGGAAAACACGAGAACTACTTTTAAAAAAGACTAAATAGTATTATGGATTTATTAGACCAACTACTTAAAGTAACAAAAGATGCATCAATGGATTTCAATTCTATAGTTGAAGATTTCATGATGGAAGATGCAGTTGCCTCTGCAGAACTCAAAGCAAAACACGCTGCAGAGACAGAGAAACTTAAGGACTCACAAGAACGAGACCTTGAATCTCTTACGACTCGACATGAACGAGAAGTTGCACGACAATCAGATTCCGATAGTAAAGAAAAAGACGATGATGCAATTAAATCTAAACGTGATGCCGACAGAAAATCAAATGAAAAACAAAGCGAAGGGTTATTAAACTTTATCGACACTTGGAAACAAGAGTTGGATGAGGTATCCGCATCTAAAAGACTGACCACCCGATTGAAGAAGAGTGGTGTAGACTTAGACAAACGTGCAAAAGATCGTGCAAAAGAACACGCTGCACTAGTCAAAAAGTATGGTAAAAAGAATGAGTCGTTTGACTTGGACGAAGGTAAACTCGTAGCAAGTGTTCGTGACATCTTAAAAGTCATCACAAGAAAAATTGAAACGAAACTAGATCAAGAATACACTAAGAATCCTGAAAGAGGATTGGGTATGATCAACACTCTAGGTGCAATGGTTGGACATAAAGTTACAGACGAAAAACAAGATAAAGGTAAGATGTTCCTTAAGTTTGGTGAAGAGGTTGACGAAGTTGAAGAGTCACGGTACACAGATGAAAAGGACAAACGACAGAAAGCAACTCCTAAGAAACACGATAAGAGAATGATTAAGATATCAAGAGATTCTATCAAGAAATACGAAAAGGATAGGAAAGAAGAGAATGAAGTCGAAGAAGACAGAGATTACAAGAAAGAAAGGGAAAACTACGGTGGTAGACCCGAACAGATGGAAAGAAACGCTGCGAGAAAAAGAGCTCGTAGACAAATGGAAAAAGAGGGTAAGGCCAAAGCTGGTGATGGTAAAGATGTTCATCACAAGGATAACAACCCACTAAACAATGATAAGAACAACTTATCCCTAGTGTCTCAAAACTATAACAGGAAAGAGCCTAGACTAAGAATGAAGAAATTAAAGGAAAAGGGAGCATTACCAAATGTCAGGAAATAAGAAAAACAATGGTGTCCACGAAGTGGGTACTACAGAAATTACAGCTGCATACAAAGGTGATACCCCAGGCCAGACGGTTGATGAGTATCTAAAACTTGCAGCTGCAAAAAATGTAGAGAAGAAGAAAGAACGATCAAAGAATTTCTCTCAGGTTTTTGACAACCCTTTAAAAGGATTCCCTTACAATGAAGATTTCACTGTAAGAGATGTGAACGAAGAAGTCGAAGCATTCATGGAAGGCATGGATTTTTGGAAAGTCACCGTCACCAAGAACATAAACAAATTAAAGAAAGGTCGAAGTGTAATAGTCAAGGCACGTAACAGTTCAGAGGCACTAAAGAAAGGTGCAAAGAACATGGGTGACCCTCAAGCAAATATGAGTGGTTACATGGTCGCAGTCAAGGACACTAAGTTTCCGACCAATACCAGTGCAACTCAGGGTAAACGAATGGGTGAGTCTGATGAAATTGACGAATCTTCGGAAGCATGGGTTCTTGTTCAGAATCGTAAGATCATTAAGAAGTTTAAAA